CCACGTACGGTGCGTGGGCAGAGAAGAATGGATTCAAGTGGGCAGAGGGTTCGATCCCAGAGGAGTGGCTAAAAGATGACAACGATTGATGAGGGTGAATTCGAGAAGGCAACCCTGATGCCTAACCGCTGGTATATTATCCTGCGTAAGATCGACGAGGAAAGCTTCCAAGTGTCTGCGTACGATACGACCACAGACGACGACGAAGAGTTCTACGAGGCCGGTACGATTGTGACGAACGGCATGATGGAACTCCTAGAGTCTGACTTCGACAGAGTGATGGAAGCAGGCTTGGCGCGGCTGGCCTTCGAGAATGTCAAGGAGAAGATGCTTGACGAGGTGGACAACGACAACGGCCCCGTCGTAAAGCACGAAGACGGTACGAACATAGTCAAGATAGATTTTGGTAAGACGCAATGATCAAAGAGAACTGGACCCTCAACAACTATCAGATGCAGGCTCGTGAGTTTGCCATCTACCCAGAGGACATGAAGATCACCTACCCCACTCTGGGCCTAGCGGGTGAGGCAGGCGAGGTGGCAGACAAGGTGAAGAAGGTCTACCGTGACGGGCGTGACGACTCCCGGTTCAAGGGAGAGATAGCAAAAGAGATCGGTGACGTTCTCTGGTATTGCGCTGCCCTCGCAGATGATCTAGGGTTTTCTTTGCAGCAGATTGCAGAGATGAATATGTACAAGCTGAAGTCTCGCAAGGCTGCTGGTAAGATACAGGGTGATGGAGACAATAGATGAGACACGACGAATACATGAAGATACGCAACGAGGATTACTTGGGGGAGAAGAGCAAGGATGTCGATAACGTCAATCACCCGCCACACTACAATCAGGCAGGTATCGAATGCCTTGACGCAATCGCAGCGGCGACAGGCGACGGCTTCCAATACTACCTACAGGGAAACATCCTCAAGTACCTCTGGCGGTACAGATACAAAAACGGAATCGAAGACCTCAAGAAAGCACAATTCTACCTAAACAAATTGATCGCAACAAAGGAAGATAACAATGAATAATATGCTACCAACAACCTACCAACAGTTTATCCACAAGTCACGCTATGCACGTTGGCTTGATGACGAGGAGCGTCGTGAGAACTGGGACGAGACCGTGTATCGCTATACAAACTTCATGGCGAACCACGTCAAGGACAAGCACGGCTTCGACATACCCCGTGACGATCTTCTCGACATTCACGATGCCGTGATCGGACAGGAAATCATGCCGTCTATGCGGGGCATGATGACAGCAGGCTCTGCTCTCTCAAGGGACAACATCTGCGGCTATAACTGTAGCTACATCCCTGTGGACAGCCCCCGCTCGTTCGACGAGTGCATGTACATCCTGATGTGCGGCACGGGTGTCGGCTTCTCTGTGGAGCGTGAGAACGTGGACAAGCTGCCCGTGATCAGTGACGCTATGCACGAGACGGACACGGTGATACGTGTGGGTGACTCCAAGCCGGGGTGGGCCAAGTCTCTGCGCGAACTGATTGCGCTGCTCTACGCTGGGCAGATTCCTCAGTGGGACCTGTCCGCTGTGCGTCCGTCCGGTGCGCGGCTCAAGACGATGGGCGGCAGGGCATCCGGCCCCGTACCCCTAGATGATCTGTTCCACTTCACAGTCGAACTGTTCAAGAAGGCACAGGGTCGTCGCCTCTTCCCTATTGAGTGTCACGACCTGATGTGCAAGGTCGGTGAAATCGTAGTCGTTGGGGGCGTACGTCGCTCTGCTCTCATCTCCCTCTCGAACCTCAACGACGATCAGATGGCACATGCCAAGTCTGGTGCGTGGTGGGAGAACGAGGGGCAACGTGCCCTCGCAAACAACTCCGTAGCCTACAAGGGCAAGCCGGAGATGGGCACGTTCATGCGCGAGTGGCTGGCTCTCTACGACTCGAAGTCAGGTGAGCGTGGCATCTTCAACCGTGATGCAGCAGACAAGCAGGTCGCCCGCAATGGACGCCGTGAGACGGGGCACATGTGGGGCACGAACCCCTGCTCTGAGATCATCCTGCGTCCCTATCAGTTCTGCAACCTGTCAGAGGTGGTCGTGCGTGAAAGCGACACGCTGGAGTCCCTGAAGCGCAAGGTGCGCCTCGCTACAATCTTGGGCACTCTACAGTCAACCCTAACCGATTTCAAATATCTGAGGAAAGTATGGCGGGACAACACAGAAGAAGAACGCCTCTTGGGCGTATCCTTGACTGGTATCATGGATCACTCAATTTTATCGAAGACCGTCGATTCCCCTCGTTGGCTCGAAGAGATGAAGCAAGTCGCCGTAGAGACGAATCGCAAGTATGCAAAGATGCTTGGAATCCCACAGTCCGCTGCCATCACCTGTGTCAAGCCATCGGGCACTGTGTCTCAACTCGTAGACGCCGCTAGTGGTATCCACGCACGTCACAATGACTACTACATTCGTACGGTGCGCGGAGACAACAAGGACCCCCTGACACAGTTCCTCAAGGAGCAGGGTGTGTACAGTGAGGCGTGTGTGATGAAGCCGGACTCGACGACTGTCTTCTCGTTTGCTATGAAGTCACCAGAGGGTGCCGTCACACGGACACAGATGACAGCCATAGAGCAGCTTGAGTTGTGGAAGACGTATGCTGTTCACTGGTGTGAACACAAGCCGTCTGTGACCATCACAGTCAAGGAAGACGAGTGGATGGACGTGGGTGCGTGGGTGTATGAGAACTTCGACGTGGCATCGGGCGTGTCCTTCCTGCCGCATTCAGATCACACCTATCAGCAGGCACCCTATCAGGACATCGAAGTCGATGACTACTTGGAGTGGCAGCAGGAGCGGGGCAGTCTGATTATCGACTGGACTGCACTGTCAGAGTACGAGAAGGAAGACAACACATCCGGATCACGTGAACTGGCGTGTACTGCGGGCGTGTGTGAAGTGGTAGACTTGAATGCCGCCTAAGAAGGAAAAGAAAAAGCCACCCCTCGTGTGGAAGAGAGGTGACGGATGGGTTCAGTACGATCCCCATCCCCACCATCCCTGCTATGAGGAGTGGATGTTGAAGCGTGAGAAGTATGAGCAAGAGAAACAAGCCTAATCCCTACACAGGGAATCCTATGTACTACAAAGACAATCCCGAAGCTGTGAAGAAGCGGGACTCTCAGCGTATGTACGTAAACGGCAAGGAAGTTTCTAAGCTTCACCCCCTGCACAAGCCGGGGAAGTACCGATCTCTGGATGACGCATGGTCTCACGAGAAGATCGAAAGCACGAAGGAGGGTGAGGTGTATGCCATCACCAATCCAGCGTGGCCTGAGTGGATAAAGATCGGCAAGGCAGTCAGGGCGGATGACCGCCTCAACGGCTATCAGACTTCATCCCCACACAGAGACTACGAGATTCTTGCACGTATATCTGCGGACAATCGGCACGAAAAAGAACTTGAAATGCACAAGCGTTTCGAGGACAATGCCAGTGACCGCAAGGGTGAGTGGTTCAAGACCGACGAGTCCACAGCAATTCTTTTATTCCTAGAGGAAACCGATGCTACAAGTAAAGATAACTCCTGAGATCATAGCACGTGCCAAAAAGAAAGCTGCCACTGTAGGCAATCTACAGGGCAGCATCACAGGTAGCTTGAGTCATGTTGTCGGTGCGATAGGCGAGATCATCGTGGCTGACGCTATGGGTGCAGACCAGTCGAACACCTACGACTATGATTTGGTGAGGGACGGGGAGCGGATCGACGTGAAAACGAAACGCTGCAATACCCGTCCCTTTCCACACTACGATTGTTCGGTGGCTGCACACGGGGCCAAACAGGATTGCGACAGTTATGTGTTTGTACGCATCCTGACCGATTCATCGCAGGCGTGGATACTGGGCAAGATTCCGAAGCAAGACTTCTACACGAAGGCAACGAAATACCAGAGGGGCGACGTAGACCCCGCAAACGGCTTCACGTTCAAGGCCGATTGTTACAATCTACCTATTAGTGAGTTGTCTGATGTCAAACAAAGCGTCTCTGTTTAAGTTCGAAGCGAACCTCCTTACCAACGGGAAGGTCGAGTTGCTCTGCGAATCTGTGAGGCCCGAAGAGTTCGAGGGTGTTATCAACAACGGCCTGCCGGAGTATGACGGGGCACACTCCATAGCAAGCCTGTTGAGATACTTGAAGTCTTGGTCAGATGAGGCGATAGATAAGTCGGCCAGATATATCTAGCTTTTGCCCTTGCCGTCTGCAGCAAAGTCAGGGACCATCTTACCGGCTTTGTTCTTGACCATAGTCATTCCGCCGCCTGCCATCATCTTCGGACCCTGCATCATCGTGTTCTGCATCTGATTCTGCTGACCCTGTGTGGCAGTCATCATGCCCCCCGCTTGAGCCTTCTTGCGGGTTTTCTTTTTGGTGGTAGCCATGCCGCCGTACATCATAGGCTTACGCTTTGCAGCCCCGCCGTACATCATGCCCTTGCGCTGGCC